CCCTTACGTTACCATCCCCATCCGACAGCACGATGTTGTTGTTTGAGGTGCGGATGTCCAAGCCATCTTGGTTGCCGTTGTATGTGCCTATGATGGTGTTTTTACTGCCAGTGGTTATGTGATAACCTGCGTAACGACCTACCGCTGTATTGTAACTACCCGTAGTATGGGACAGCAAAGCACCCGAACCAAACGCAGAATTGTACAAACCTGTTGTGGTTAGCTTTAAAGAATTTGGCCCAACCGCAGTATTCTCATAACCTGTTGTATTTGTATACAAAGAACGATGGCCAATGGCTGTGTTTACGTTGCCTGTGGTGTTAGAGCGAAGGGCATCACGCCCCATTGCAACGTTTTGACCACCTGTTGTTGTTGAGTACATAGCTTGATACCCAATAGCTGTATTCGGGTCTGAGGCAGCAGTACCAGAATACCCTGTCTGATACCCCATGTAAACGTGTCCTGCCCCAGTAGTGTTGCTATACCCTGCTTGATAGCCTACTGCTGTGTTAACGGATGCGGTGGTGTTGTTATAAAGAGCATCACGACCTAAAGCTACATTATAACTTCCCGTTGTGTTGTCATTTAGAGCGTTAGTGCCTATCCCAGTAGAACTTGTGCCACTTGTGTTCGTAATCAAAGCATTAGAACCAACAGCAGTAATTCCTGCGCCAGTGTTATTCTTGGCAGAAGAATGACCTATAGCAACTGTACCACCAGCGGTAGCATTTTGTGCTGCTTGGTATCCCATTACGGTGCTGTAACCACCTGTGGTAAAGCTATACCCAGCTTGATACCCCATAGCAGTGTTGTTGCTTGCGGTGGTGTTGTTATAGAGTGCCTGATGCCCTAAAGCAGCGTTGTTTGTACCCGTGGTGTTTTCACGCAGAGCCTCTGTCCCAATCGAAACATTTGAGCCTCCTGTGGTGCTGTTTACCATTGAGTAATAACCAACAGCCACGTTGCTTGTTGCTGTTTCGTTATTAGCCAATGTACCATAGCCAACAGACGTATTGTACGAGCCTGTCGTGTTGTCTCTAAGGGCAATATATCCAAGTGCGGTATTGTAATTACCTGTGGTGTTATATTGCATTGCATTCATGCCAAATGCGGTTACATGACCTGTAGTATTACTATACCCAGCCTGATACCCAACTGCTGTGTTATTGTTTGCGGTGGTGTTGGAGGCTAATACCCCATGTCCTATCGCTGTATTGTTACTTCCAGTATTGTAATAAAGAGCCACATGTCCCATAGCAACATTGTTTGTACCAGTGGTATTTGTGTAGCCTGTTTGATAACCTTGGTAGTGATTATATTGACCAGTAGTATTACTATACCCAGCCTGATAACCAACTGCTGTGTTGTTGGATGCGGTAGTGTTGGTTTCTAAAGCAGATCGACCAATAGCTACGTTATTTCCACCAGTAGTGTTTGAGTACAATGCAGCACTACCTATCGCTATATTATTTGAAGCCGATGTATTAGAATATGCCGCCCTATCACCAAGAGCCACATTATACTGTCCGCCACCATTTGAACGTAAGGCACTATTACCAAGAGATGTATTTCTTTCACCCGAAGTATTACCATACCCCGCTTGATACCCAACCGCTGTGTTGTTACTGGCGGTGGTGTTGGAATAGAGGCTTTCATGACCCAAAGCCGTATTAAAACCACCTGTAGTGTTTGATGCTAGGGCAGAAGTGCCAAGCGCAACATATGCTGTCCCAGTTGTGTTGGAGTTTGAAGAATAAGAGCCAACAGAAACACCAATACCTGTAGTATTGTTTTGACCTGCAATGTAACCAACAAAAGTTGTGTTAGCGGCTGTATTACTATACCCAGCTTGATAGCCAATCGCAGTGTTGTTGGAGGCGGTGGTGTTGTTCAACAAAGCCTGTCGACCGATAGCTACGTTGTAGCCACCAGTAGTGTTGTTAGATAGCGGAGCATACCCCAAAGCAGTGTTGGAACCACCAGTAGTATTTGCTGCCAGTGCGCTTCTTCCAATTGCGGCATTTAAAGAACCTGTACTATTAGCACTCATGGCTGACCAACCAACAGCCGTATTATCATCCGCAGTGTTAGCGGTTAAAGCACTAGAACCAATAGCTGTGTTCTGTGCGCCAGATACATTGCTGTCTAGCGCCGCATCACCCAACGCCACGTTGCCTGACCCAACAGGATAATTCCCGTCCAGCTTGATTGTGCCGCCATCGACTGACACGTTGCCAGCAACATCTAGCCCGTCTAATGTAAGTGTGCCAACAATGTCCTTATCAGCACTATCAGCTAAGTCTCTTGCTCGTGTCATTTATGCGTTCCTCTAACTTAGTAAGATGTATGGTAGTACAACTGCACCACCTAAGATTGTTACAACGGCATCCCATACATCTGGTGTACCTCGCCCTGTGGCGTCATATAGTTCTTTCCCTACAGCAGCTACACAGCATAACAACAAGCCAAGCAGAGGGGTACTGTACAGGGTTACTGTAGAGGCTATTGCTGCACCTGCTAAGAAGTGCGCTTGCTTATCTATAGGTATGTTTTTCATTCTGGTTTAGTGGGCCATGTGATGTCGGTTGGAAAGCCAGCTTGTTGAGGTACGTCCAAGAGAGCCTGACGGTATGTAGACCACAGTGCCTGTGTATCAGCATCAAGTGCAGCCCAGCGCAGTGCATTTCCTGCAACGGCATCTACTTCAAGCAGACGTGTATCCCTATCAGCACGAACCTCTACCGCTGCAGCAGCATCTAGTTCTGCTTGAGTAGGTGCAACGTAAGCTGTAAAGTCTGTACCAATGAGAGTCATGACTTCATCATTGTCGATAGTTGTGTCAGTGTCAGCGGGGTCTAGTGTGTATGGTATCCAGCCGTAATCTGGGTGGTTAATCTCTACGTCCATACGGAGGTTGTCAGATTGTAGCGATGCCGCATTACGGACTTCTGTGATTGTAATAGGCATTATGAAATCCTCACGAATAAAGAGCCGGATACGTTTGCGTTACTTGCAGTGCTACCGCCATTGTAATAGCCTATATTTCCCATAAGACGCCAAGTTCCTGACAAAGTGGAAGTACTAGACCCACTTGTGCCACCACCTCCAGCATAAGTATTAGCGGTACGAATTGAACTTCCCGAAAAAGTAGCTCCTCCATTGTGAACGCCCAGTCCAGTATAAAATCCCAGACAATAAGTCCCAACGTCATTAAAGGTTGTACTACTACCAGCCCCACTCGCAATATTTACAAGGTTCCTGTTGTCATCAATAACGGTTGTCCCGTTTACTTTAATCGCCATCTTCGTGTCCTTCCACTATTAGCTGTTAAGTTGTGCTTCTAATGCTTCAATACGAAGCTGTTGTTCTTTGATTGCTTCGATAAGCACAGCGACCATGTTGCCATACTTGACCGACTTGATACCCTCGTCATTTGTGCTGACTACATCCGGCAGTACAGCTTCTACCTCCTGAGCAATGACACCTATCTCTGAGCCGCCGTTCTCCAGCCAATCGAATGAGACACCACGCATTGCTTTTACTGCATCCAGTGAGCCTGTCAGTGTCTCTACGTTGGTCTTTAGGGTAGCGTCTGAGGTGGTGTTGAAGTTGGCTGCGTTTACTGTGCTGCCAAAGTGGCCATCCTTCCACTTGTATGTGCTACTTCCCAAGTCACGACTATTGCTTGTTACTGGCTCAAATTCCGAAGTGTTCCAGCGATAATAGTTAAATGAACCTATGCTTAGAAGACCCTCAGATGCAGCGGAATATGCAATTTGAGTTCCAACGGCTCTAATACTTCCAAGGTGGGAAGTGTCTTTGTAGAAGTCGGCTAAAGTGCCGTCACTTGTTTTCCTAGTAACGACAAGAGGGCCATTGCCATCCGCCGTGGCCCACAGGCTACCGTTCCCTTTAGCTTCAACGCCAACTGTCTGGTAATTTGAACTAGTCTTGCTCACCAGCAGCGACCCGTCTGCCGTGAGGCGCATGCGCTCTGCGGCATTGGTATAAAACAACATAGGTTTGTTTTCACGCATATTAATGAACGCTTGTTCTGCTGCGTCTAAACCCATCGTGAAGCCATCGGTTCCTGTTGAACCTGTTGCTGAATTAGTGAAGTGAATTAGTGCGTTTGTGCTGTCGTTTTGGTGGATGTGTAGGTCATAAGCTGGCGAACTTGTGCCAATCCCAACATTACCGTTCATATAAACTGTACCATCGTGCTTCACACCGATGTCAGCAGCACCTGATCCGCTATAGTTTATATGGAAATCTGAGTTTACCGCAGTGCCGTTGAAGTAAAACTCCATTGCTTCACTTGCAGAGTTACGCAGCCTTAAACCGCCGCCTACATTAGCACCGTCTAAATCCAACCGCTCCGCACTACTGTCCCAGAAGAACTTTGGCGTGGTGCCTGTGTCCTCGTAGAAGCTGATGTCGCCGCCAGTAGCAATCTTCAAGCGACTTGCCCCATCCGTTTTAAATGTATGGTTTTTACCGCTTGGTGTGTGATATAAAGCCCCATCGTTAGATGCGCTATCTAGCCTAAATTGCTCTGCCCCGCTATTTTTAAACTGTATACCACCGCCATCAGTTCCATCAATATTTACATCTGTAGTATTCGGTAAATCCACAGTCAACCCATCGCTGGTCAAAGTCCCAGTGATGTCTACACCTGTGCTGCTGGTGGCGAGTTTGGCAGAACCTGCGTAATATAGGTCAACTGCGCCACTATCAGAAGTTTGCAACCGTAGCGTATTGTCGTTTCTATTACGGATACGAACATTTGTTCCGTCAATATAAAGATGACCACCAGTTGTGTACTCTTGTATAAAACTATCCGTGCCATTGCTAAATATAGCTAGGTCAGACCCAGCACCAAAAATGGCTTTGTCGTTGTCGCCAAAAGACAGATTACCCGTCATGCTGTCGCCAGCTACTTCAACGTAACGAGCATCTGACTGCAGTTTATTATAGTGATCTGAGACTACAAATGTACCATAAGCTACAATGTCTACTACGTCACTGACTGCAGCCCCTGTGGTAAGCGTAATGCTTGTACCATTGGTAGCAGTAAAGTCTGTACCAGAGATAAGTTTAACACCATTGAGGTATACGTCTACATAGCCTGTATCATAGGTAGCCGCAAAGACTGTCTGACCTGCAGTGGCAGTGTAAGTACTACGATCAGATGTACCATTGACAGCAGAACCAGCAGACTGCCACCCACTAGAACCATATACGTTCATAATGTTAGTTGTACTATTGAAGTACAAAGCACCAATAACAAGTGCATCACCATCATTATCTACTGTAGGTGCAGAACTCTTAGCACCAAGGTAGCGGTCATCAAAGTCATCATATGATGCTGCAGCACTGCTAGCACTTGATGCGGCGGCTGTAGCAGAGTTACCTGCGTTAGTCTCGCTGGTAGCTGCGTTAGATGCAGATGTAGCAGCGGCTGCGGCACTGGCAGCGGCAGATGTACTGCTACCTGTAATTGTATCTACATACGTTTTAGTAACGGCATCGTTAGCATCAGTAGGAGCAGCTAAGCCAGTTACTTTGTTGGAACCCATTGCAAGGTTACCGGACATAGTATCACCAGATTTGGCTACACGAGTATCCCGCTGAGTATCTGTGTAAGCTTTAGTTGCTACGTCTTGTGCCGCTGTAGGATCACCTGCACCAGTGATCTTATTAGTGGACATGGCAATAGCACCAGTCATTGTACCACCAGCAAGAGGTAGCTTAGTGGCAATGCTGTTAGTTACTGTAGTAGCAAAGTCAGGGTCATCACCCAAAGCTGCAGCAAGTTCGTTAAGAGTATCAAGTGTACCCGGTGCTGAGTCTACAAGGTTAGATACCTGTGTGTCTACATAGCCCTTAGTAGCTGCATCATTTGTATTGGTAGGTGAGGTAAGGTTGGTGATGGTAGCAGTTGTGCCAGCATTCATGTTCAGTGTGCCATCAATGGTCACGTTGTTGAATGTGGATGTACCAGCGGAAGTTACATTACCTGTGAGATCACCAGTGACATTGCCTGTTACTGCACCTGTCACGTTCCCTGTGACATTACCTGTTACGTTACCTGTCAGGTTAGCTGTAACACCACCAGAGGCAGTTACTGTAGTAAAGGCACCAGTAGTTGCAGAGCTTGCACCGATAGTGGTTCCGTCAATAGTACCGCCATTAATATCCGCTGTAGCTAGTGTAGCTTGGCCAGAGGTAGACAGTGTAGTGAAGCTACCAGCGGCAGTACCTACAGCGCCGATTACAGTACCGTCAATGTTACCACCGTTGATGTCTACAGTATTAAGTGTAGCTTGGCCTGTGGACTGCAGTGTCGTGAACTTACCAGTAGTGTGGCTAGTAGCACCAATAGTAGTACCATCAATAGTACCACCGTTAATATCTGCAGTAGTTGCAGTCAGGCTGGTGTTAGCGTTAAGGGTAGTGAATGTACCAGCAACAGGTGTAGCTGAACCAATGACTGAGTTATCAATAGTACCAGAGTTAATGTCACCAGATGTAATTACTGTTGTACCTGTGGCAGAAAGGTCAACTGCATCAAGATCAGAGAAGGTAGAAGTACCAGTTGATGTAACATCACCAGTCAAGTTACCTGTAACATTACCCGTTACGTTACCTGTCAAGTTACCTGTAATATTAGCTACGACACCAGCAGGAGCAGTAATAACACCAGTTACGTTAAGTGTACCAGCTACTGTAGCATTTTCATGTACAGCTAATGTGTCAATATAACCTACACCGTCAATGTACAAGTCTTTAAACTCAGCACCTGTAGCACCAAGGTCAATGTCGTTATCTGTGATAGGGCGGATAACACCATCACGTACACTGATCTGTTCTACAGGCACACCAGATACTTCAACGTAGAAGTCTACAGTGTTTGTACCTGTATTTACCTGTACCTTATTCTTAGCATCTAGGTCAGCGATCAGAGGTACATATTCACCTTCACCTGTTGTACCGTCATGCTTGTGACCACCTGTCGCAGCAAAGGCATCACGCAGAGCGTTATACTCAGCGTTAATTGGGGCAGCACGTACCGTTGCTGTAGGGATGATGTCTGCTGTAGATTGTCTTGTGTAACCTGCCACGGTTTATCTCCTGTCTGCTATGCCATACGTAATGGTAATAGCTTGAATAGTATGGCTTGCACTTTGATTATTAGTAACGTAGCTAATAGAAACAGAGTTGCCAGAACCAGATACATTAGTTAGTTTTTTAGGTGAAGGGTTACCGTCATAAATATCACCAGCGCCATAAATAGCTGTACCATATAATGCCGCTGCCCCTTCAGTAGAAAAATCATAAGTTGATGGGTTGTTAGTGTTTACGTCATCATAGTCGTATGATACACCTACAAAGACTTCCGTTGTACCTTCTGAACGTAGATATGTATGTAACGACAAAATACTTTTGCGTACTTCTGGGTCTTCCATGTAGTAGTAAGGAGTTTGATACAAGCTAAAAATATCTTCGTTATTAAAAGACTGACCTTTTTCTTGACGAAATACTTTACCGGAACCATCTCCGTGAATAACGTGTTCAAACTGACCTATGTACCCAGACGCAACACAGTTAGCTTCAATACCAATAAGCTGACTGTATTCAAAAATACTTTGTTTGTTTGCTGATTTACGAATAGCTCCAATTAGGGATAGAGAACTTTCGTTCTTAAAGAAAAATCTAAACTGTGATTTCTTTCTAATAACTACAATACTAACATCTACAATGTCTTCTGACAAGTAATAGTTATCAAAGATGTCTTGTATTTCTTTAGATACTGGAGCAAGCTCAACGTCACCAATCCTGTCAGTACCAGAAATAGGACGAATACCGTCCGGCCCTAAAAACAAAAGATCACCACCAAATTCTACTACAGAGTCAGGGGCAACACAACCTAAGTTAGATGTAACACTTTGTAGTTGAAAGTTTGCTAGATTATTACCTACAAGTTTTTTAATATTGTTTGGCCCAAAAACATACAGTTCATTACGAAACTTTTTAATGGCTGTAATATTATAACCTACATTTATAACACCTGCACCATTAGCGGGACTAAAATCTACAGCATTTAAAGGAGCACTAAAGTGTAAGTTGTATGGGTCACTAGAATCACCTGCTAAAAATATATGAGAAGCAAACTCTTCTGCAAACTTAGGATTATTAGGAGCATTTGCGTGGGTAATCTGAGTGTAGGTAGTACCATTGTAAGTAGATGCAGGATTTTGTCCGTCTGTAAGAAGCATAACCTCACCAGACCAGTTGTAATTAACAAACCGCACACGACTTACGTTTGTCATGTTAGGTGAACCCGAAGTAGTTACAGTATCCCAACTATCTGTACTGTCATTCCATTTGTGTAGATAGTTGTTTCCAGATGAAGGTTTTCTACAAGCAAAAATACCATCACTAATGTTACCATTTACATTTACACCTAAGACAGCACCTGCACCGGGAACAGTTCCATAGTCGTTTTGAAACCCACTAATACGCCTGTATCCACCAGAAAGCGCAGGTTCGTAATTAATCATACGAATTGCACTACCACTCAATGCGGATGCCTGTGTGATAGGGTCTACATTAGTAACCAAACCACCAGCGCAAACAGTAATGTTCGTTCTGAGATTATCCATCTAGAATGTACTTTTAATAGAACCACCAAAGCCAATGCTTTGTGTAATTGCAGTAGAGTATAGTTGTGAACTTGGGCTATCTACAATAAGACGCCGCATAGACTTAATACCAGTATTAAACTTTTGTTGATGCAAAGCTGCAGACTGTTCATTAGAACGGAAACGCATCATATACATCATAGCACCATCAATAATTACATGTTTAAAACGTGCGGGAATAACACAAACATCCTCTGCCAGTACTAAGTCTTCTGGGTATTTCCAGTAACGATATTCTACCGTGTAAGCTTTATCTGGTACTGGCGTTACACCAAACTTTTCTTCTTGTGTTTTGTACGTATGTGTAGGAATACCGTAACCACCTGCGCCACTAGTATCATCCGTAGCACGGTATGCACGTAAGTATATTTCATAAGTAACGGCAGGAAGTACAGTAGGGTCACTACCCTCCAAAGGTTTAAGATAAAAAGTTTCCCAGTCAGCTTTAGAATAATCACTTGGAAAATCATAGACACCTACACCAGCAGTTAGTTGCTGATTGTACGTAACTAATGTAAAAGGCCACTCTTGTGCCTCTTGCAATATCTCACGTACTGAAGAATTAATTGCATCTTTAGCTATAGATTGTACATTACGAACACTATCAAAGTCAGTAGCATTGATAGTTACTTCGTTTAATCTACGAAGCAGTTCATTTACAAGAGTAATGTATGTAGCCATTGTGTGTGTTTGCCAATCTATAAATACAGGTAAGGGGCCAGCATGTAGCCAGCCCCACCTATTTTGCTTAAGCCAAGTTGTACTTAGCTGTGACAAGACCTTCTGGGCGCAAAATCTTGCGACCATATAGGTGCATACCACGAACAATATCAGCAAAGCTGTCTGGATCACGGTATGTTTCGGTTTTGTTGATCTGCTCTGCAGTTGCAACAGATGAATCATGTCCAGCAACAATCACACCGTAGTTAGTGTTTTGGTTTGCTGTACCTGTTGTTGATGCACCAGTTCCTACGGAAGGCAAGTTGTTTGAAACGTGTACACGGAAACCGTGGAAGTTATTCAACACCATACCATTCTGGAGACCTGCACCACCAAAGTCTGCGTTCAAAAGACGTGAATCTTCGTCACGGAGAACTTCCATCATTACAGGATCAACTACAATCCACCGCCCTTGTGTCGGTACGTTTTGCGCATCCAACAAACGTGCCATACGTGCAACAAGCATTGCAGGTGAGACATAAGCAGTTGGAAGTGCAGTTGCACCGGGAAGACGTGCAGCAACTGGGATAGAGTGATCCGCAGCTGATGTAGTAGTAATGTTACCAAAAGAACTTTTGATCAGCTTGTTAGCCGCCAGCAATTCGTCAGAACCTGCAGCAGAGTCTGCTTTAGTACCGTTCACTTGGTCATTTACTGCCCCTGCATTTGCGTGTAGTGCGGTCTGTTTGTAGCCAGACAAGTAACCAAGAACTTCTTGGTCATGCTGGTCAGCCAAACGGAAAGCTGCACGATCAGATGCAAGTGTTTGGAAATTGACATGAGAATGCGCTTCTTCGATGTCATCGACTTTAAAAGCAAAATAGTTAGCTTTATCAACAACTAACGAGAAATCGTTATCTGTCAAGTCTTGCTGAGTGATAGTTGTACCACGAAGATACGCAGAGACCGAAATCTCAGGTTCTTTGATAATTTTTACAGTGTCACCCATGTTGGCGATTTCGCCAAAATAGTCGTTGTTAGTGATTGCGTCACAAACAGAGGCCTTGCGAAATGCAAGTTGCACCTGTTTGCTGTAAATAACAGGCGAGAAGTTGCCTGAGTTCAGGTTGGTATAACCCGAAGCTTTTCCGAATGCCATAATAATTCTCCTTTAGCATTTAGATTACAGATGCAAACTATTAATTACGTATGCGAAGGCTATGTGCTACTAGGGTGCGTTCTTTAGAAAGTTGGCCGACCTTCTATTAAACGGGCCATGAGACATTAGGTTGTCCGATAGATGTTATTATTGTTTGCTGAGTTGTTAATAGTGTTGGGTAACCGTAGTTGATACCTAGCGGGGCCAACACTATTACATTGTACATATAGTTATATCATAAATAACTAAGATGTCAATAGGTTTATCGGGCATTTCCCGACATATCGTACACAAATTTACCAGTACGAATAGATTCCATAATTTCTTCTGAAACTTTTTCGTATTCTTGTGCAGACATTTTATTTACTTGTGATTCAGAAAATACACCAACTTTACTTTCGGTTTCTGGTGCATTGTTTCCGCTGCGACTATTTACAGAACGAGCGGCATCACGATTACTAGATGGCTTTTTAGCCTTAATACCCATGTCAGCTTTGTACAAGTCAATTGCACGTGCCGCTGAACGTGAGTCACTATCATTTTCGTACAAGGCATCTTGTACCCATTTAGGCTGTTCTTCTACCCATTCATGGAACTGGTCGCTGTCTCTAATTTCACCAAAGTCAGGATGTGCCTGTAGTAATTCAACCTCTGCTTTTTTACGATTAGCATCAGCTTTCATTTCATCAATTTCTTTTACACGGCTTTCTAAACTTTCAGCTTGCTCCCGTGCCTTTTTAATTGCAATAGTTTCTACAATAGCGGCTACATCTGGGTACTGTTCTGCCCAAGCTTCAATGTCACTATCTGACTTAGGTAGTTTAATTTCTTGTTTAGTAGACTGTTCAAGCTGGCGTTCAAGTTGTTTAAACTTATCATCCCACGTTTTTTCTTTTTCTTGCATGTGGCGGCGAAGGTCACCGTAACGCTTCTTAAAACTTTTATCTTCTGCGTTTACAGGTTTTTCATCTTCTTCTTTGACTTCTTCCTGTTCACCGTTTTGTTCCGCAATAAGTTGGTCAAGCTCTTCTTGTTCTTGTTTACGGCGATCTTCATTAGAGTATTTACGATTTGCAAACGCTGCAACTTTAGGTGTTTCTACTTCACCTGTAATAGTAGTATCATTCATTTTTAGTTCTTTCATACTGGGGCCACCGTAGCCTGTGTTGGCAGGGGGATGAGTAGCCAGTCAAATTAGCGAATTAAGTACGTGCCGCTAAACCACGTTTCTTGGGTGTAGGTTCTAACATTGAACTAAGCATAGTTAAATCTGGTCCTAGTACTTTTGCCAATACCTCACCTTGAGGTGATGTTTTTAAGGACTTTAAAATAGATTTTTCTTCATCAGAAAGTGCGCTAGTACGACTCTGTACTTCACTGTAGTAATCTCCAAATGTGTATGTTTCTTCTTCCATGCTATTTATCCTTAAACATTTTATACTTACCTACAATATAACATGTAGGCTCTAGTATAGCACGATATATACGACCTAACGTATTACGTTTTTTGCCCTGCATTTCTGCACGTAAGTCTGCAGTACGATTTCTCGCAATGTTTTCTAGTATTGCACGTACTATCTTATTATTTTTCTTATACCCTAGTTTTACTAGTGGTTTAAATAATGTATGGTAACCTACTTCGTGAGCCTTTGTCAAGTTCTTTTCTGAATAAGATAACCAAATAGCTTGGCGATAACTACCAAATCCATAAGATGTATTCATTGCAGTACAAACAATCTTACTATCACTACTTGAAGAGGCGCTAGAAGTGTCGTTGCTTCCCGTAGCGTTTTCATTTACGCCCGTGTAAGTTCTGGTTAAGTAGTTACCATTGTCTGCTTTTTTCCACTCAAAGCCATCTCCAGCGTACTGACCACCTGCACTAACGGCACCTTCAGTTTTATTACTAGACGGTTTAGTCTGTACCGTAACCTTTTTACCCGAAGATGCAGTCACTATATTTTTATCTGAAGATTTACTTTTAGAAGCCTCTCGCTCCTTAACTAGGGAATTTGCACGAGAAGTCCAAACTTTACCATTTTTAGTTTCTTTGTTAATGTCTGCTTGAATTTCTGCAGTAGTTCTTCCAGAAGATGGTGTAGTTTTTTTAGTAGTAACTAGTTTACCCCCTACATACTCTTTGTTATCAAAGGGCGTAAGTATATTTTTAGCACTTTGAATAAGTGTATTAGTACCTGCAGGTGCAGCTTCTTCAGCAGTTTGGGTTGTGTATTCTTTACCTCTAAAAGTAAATGTTTCTTTACCTGCAAGGCGATTACGATTAAAAGCATCTTTAAATGAATCTTGTCGAGGTTTACCTAAGTACTGCTCTCTAGCATCCATAGCAGTATCAACAACTGGTTGTGTAGGTGTTGGTGTAAGTCCTTTAGTGTCTAACATTTTTGTAGGAACACCTAGATCGTTAGTAGTAGAAGTTTGCACTTGACTTCTGGTAGGTGTAAGCCCCTTAGTATCTAACACTTTTGTAGGAACACCTACTTTAGGAAGTATGTTACTAGGCTGTGTATACAAATTTGTATTAAATGCTTGCTGTGTCTGTGTGCTTATAGGTGTGCTTATAGGTAAAGTCCCACCGGGTACTTCTGGCCCAGCTTGCGCCGCACGTTGCGCATCTACTTGATCTTGAGTTACTGTTAAAATAGGTGCATCTTTTACTTCCTTTGGTCTAAGGTCTGTTCCCGTAATAGGACTTGGTGGTACTGGAAATCTTTCAACAGTAACAGGGCTAGGCGGTACAGGAAACTTTTCTGACTCGAGCTGTTCAGCAGTAGGTAAAATTCCTCGTGGGTCATACTTATCCTCATTGCTCTGACTTGTAGAAGTACTATAAGCTACCTGTTGTGGTGTTACAGCATAGTTACCATAAGAAGGGTCAAAAGCACTAGTCATCTGTTTTTGCAGGGGCTGAGGTCCGTAACCTGCAGCGCCCATATCTATATCTTGATTATAAAAAACATTAGGATCAATCTGACGATTGTATCCCGTAGCTTCCTCTTGTTTTCTAGGGTCTCTTATGTTTGCAACATTAGTCTGGAAGGCATCTTGAATTAATTCCTGTTTTGCGGAAAGAATTTGATCAGCACGAGAAGGTTCCGCAGTAACTGGCTGATCAAAAACAGGTTGTTGATTTGCATCAGATGCATACAATTGTTCCCTAGAAACTACAGGTTGTTGCATTACAATATCTTCACCACTAGGCGCAACAGTCTGTTGCATGATTGCATCTTCGTCTTGCATAAAGTCAAGAGTCGAAGCTATTTCGGTAGCTTTTGCTATAATGTCCATTTGAGTTCGTCTAGGCGCTGGCAAAGGAGTGCCAGCAGGTGAAGTTGAATACTGACCCTCAACATCTCCTAAATCAAATACTTGGGTAGTTTGCGTAGTAGGATCGGCAGGAAGGGCAGAGTCTTGCACAGGTTCTTCTAAAGAAGTCTCTATCTTAGCTGTATTTTTCTTAGCTGCCTCTACATCATCACCTGTTAGCCCAAGAGCACCACCTACAAACTCAATTACTTTTCCAAAAAGTGTAGTAACTTTAGCGGGTGCTAATTTTTCTTGAGTCTCAGTCAAACTTTTTCTTTGCGCCGCAGTTAAACCGCCCTTAGCCAAACGAGTAGCGATTTCTGCTGCAACTTTCTTTTCTTGGTGCCGCATCATGGCGTAACCAATAGCGCCAAATGGTCCAAGGAATGCCATAGCACCTTTAGCAATTGTACTACCTGTACCTGTCAGTTCTGCAGAACGCTCTATTAATTCTTTAGTAGATAAACCTGACCAGTTAATAGCTTCCGCTGTAGGCATTGGAGGGGGAGTATCATTATCACCACCCATAGAAGCTGCCCTAACTTCTGCAGTAGCAGTATTTGCTGCACGTACAATTGCACCTGCAGTAGTATTAGTATTGACTACCGCATCTGTACCTGAGTATAGTGTATAGCCATCTGGAACAGGGAACTGAGCAACCCCACCTACAAACGGAATCATCACGCTCTCACCTGCAGCATTACGGTATTCTTTATACTCAATAGCTGCATCACCCATTAACTGTTTAAAGTCTATAGGTATAGAACTTGTAGCTACAGGCTCTGGTGTAAGTCTTCGTGTTGCGGTAGGTTGTGTTGTTACAGGCGTAGTAGGTTCTTCTACGGTAGGTTGAGCAACAGTTCGTGTAGAGCCTGTAGCGGTAGTAGTTAAACCACCTTCCGCCATGTTTAACTCTTCTTCACCTTCTGGCATACCACCTACAATAATAAGATCAGCCATACCAAAGGGTAAGTCATCTTCCATAGTAGCTTCGTCAGAGTTACCCATTTGACCCATTGCTTCCATGCGCTTGAGACCCATCTTAGCGTCTTGACGTAACTGCATAAGCTTGTCTAAACCGATGTAACGGGTAACGTCTTCTGGAAAAATAAACTCACCTTCACTAATGTTAGCGGGAATATCGTCACGAACACCTTTACGTGTACCGCCTACAGGAACTTCATTGCCAGATTCTTCGTCTACCATACCGCCTTCGTCTTTGAGACCACCATCCTCAAAAAGTTCCATCTGCTTTTCCATTACTGCATTATCCTTTTAATACTTCATCTCTAAGTAGTTTTAGTCTACGTAGTTGATAAATAGCGCCTTGCGCCCTGTGTACGGTTATTATATTATCTGACTGTTCCATTGCACGGTGCTGTTGTGCAATTACAAAATCAATATAGTCACTAAAGTCATTCCATTGCTGGTGGTTGTTGACCAGTGGCTTGAGCCTGTTGAGGTGCTCCCTGTCCTTCTGCATTTCCGCTAAATCCTTGTTCTTGTGGGGTAGGTACTTGGCCTGTGCCTATATTACCACCACCTGCGCCTGTAGGGTCCATCTGTGCTTCTGGTCCTGCGGCGGGTTGCTGAAAACCCTTCATGAGTTCAGCTTGAATTGCAGCTTCATCCATGTTGTTTGTAACTTTATCTGGGTCTAGTTCAAGAGACTTTGCAATCTCACGAATAATATACTGGAATTTAGCAAAAGGTGCAAGTGCTGGGCTAGAAGAAATTTGCATAAATTGCATAAGTCGTTGACTGCGTACTTCGTTAGCCATAAGGCTTTCAGTACCACGTGCCTTAACTTCCAAGTCACCTTTAATCTTGGGGTCATAGTCAAACTGCATGTTAAATCTAAACAGACCCTCACCCAACGGACGGAGCAAGTAATCGTCTACATTCTTAATAACATTTTTAATGCCACCTTGTGCTGCGCCCATAAGCATAGATATACCGGAAGCTGTACGACCTACACCACTAACACCTGTTTGACCATGTGCAAAGCTAGGAAAGCCAGTACTTTCATCCGCAAGTACACGGGCTTTGTCAAATAGCTGCAAGTTTTCTCCAGATACGTTAGGAAACTTGGTGCCAAAAATAGCTTGTCCGGGTGCGCCACCCTGCCGCCTAAATACCTTACCGGGATATACAGACATATCTTGTCCCGGTACTAGATTAGTTTCGTCTACTTCTAAAATAAGATTACCGGATAGTACAGCATTATCTACCGCCATACGCATAAACCCATTCATAAGTGTTTGGGTATCGTCCATGTTTTCTGCAATGCCCACACCAAAAAATGAATAAGGATTTAATTCATAAGGGGAAGCCATATAAGGAATACGTGCAGGTTTAAACGGATTCAAAACCATACGAAGTAGTTTGCCATTACAAATCCAAACATTAGCTTGTAGTTCGTCTACTTCAGACAGTTCACTTGGAATATCTACACCTTGTTCAAGAAGCATTTCTACATCTACCATACCCCAGTACTCAAGAACTTCAAAGCGTTCTACACCGTGGTCAGGTGAGTAATCGGAAAGATCATCTTCCCAGTATTCTTTGGTATAGTTTTCACCAAATTGAATAGCTTCATCAATAACATTGTTACGGAAGAATGGTCTACGTTTAAGTCCACGCAATTGACTACGTGACATTTTGTGGCGCTCAATTACATACTGAGCTTCGTCCATATTAGTTGCATCTGGGTCTGGGTAAAAATTCCATACAGATACATGCGAAACTTGTGGGATAGTTTTAATAGTGGGTGAGTATTCACCTTCATCATTCCAGCTTGGGTATTCTTTGTCAACTGCAAATGGACCCTTCATTACACCTGTACCAAAAAGAGCCATCTCAAACGCTGTGCTACGCAAGTGTTTACTTGCACCGGACTCTTCTAGCTGGTCATGAATTTTCTTTTGCATCATCTTAGCTGCTATCATAGCGGGGCTAAATGTAATGGCTGTAGGTGTTTTACCTACACCTTCACGTACTCCCTCTACGTTTTCAAATTTATCTTTGAGTGGGCCTAAGCTTTCAGCTAATGTCTTAGCAGTGGCACCTGCAGGTAAATCACGATTGTCTCCTGCGTACCCGTAAGGACTTACCAACTCATCTAAATTAGATTCACGTAATTGCTCTGGTTCTTTTGGATCAAAGTTTACATCTGCAACTACACCCTCTGGTAATTCTGTAGGGTCAACAGATAAAGGAAAACGCTGTGCGGCAAATAAAACATCAACAATTTGGCTATAGGCAGCGAGTGTTTTTGTTTTAGTTACTTTAATAAATACACGAGACTTTTCTGCCTCTGTAAACTGAACATCTGGACTATATAAACCACGATAGTTACGATAGGCCCGTAGCCAACGCTGTTCATCTTGCTGACGATAATCATCGGCACGATTATACTTTTCCATAATAAATGGAATAATTTTAGAGGAGTCTACATCGTCAATAGATGAGTCTTCGCTATCTGCTAATGCAATTGCGTCATCTTCGATGAAGCCTTCGTTCTCTTCTGCCATCTATCTTTCCTTAATAACCAAACGTAGAATCCGCTACCTGCATTCTACCATACTGCGTGTTACTTGAATCAAAGTCAAATACACTAAACCGTGGTCTCGACATAATACCATATCTTAGTGCATCGTACAAGTGGTCTTCTGCGTGTGTGTCAATATCTTCTGGATTTCTTTTATCAATAGGTAAAGCAGGTAGTTGTGAAATAATATTAGTACAGTTATTAAAAAATACTAACCTTGCTTCCTCTGTATATTCGTCTACTTGTAGCCTACGGTGTATTTCGTTTTTACCTGCTACACGAGACCCTTTAGAACGGTCAGACGGACGCCAGCGACACCCTCTATGTATCATTTGTTCTGCAAGGCTTGGGCCTGTATCACCACGTCTATGCCACAAAGAGCTATCAAGTACGCCGTACTTAATGTTACCGTCACCTGCTTCAAGTTCCATAACCATGTCGGCAAGATCAACTGCAAGTACTTTACTTACGTATAGCTCCCGATAAACAATAAGCTGTTCACTAGGAGACACTGCAAACCATACAACACCGGAGTAGCTTCCGTACCCATAGTCACAAGCTCTAAACTTTACCCAGTTACTTGGAATATCAAATGGCTCAACTACGTGTACATTTCTGTCAAACTCTGTAAAAGCTGCGCCTTCTTTAATATCCCAATCACCTTCAAGCAATTGCTTACGCTGTTGCTCTGGCAATGACAAAAGCATTGCTTCGTAGTCACCTTGTTCTGACAGATAAGGATTGTCAGAAAGTCTAGCTGGAATAAACCTGCGTTTAAATAAAGGCTTTCCAGCTTTCTCGTGTCCTGCAGGATACTTTAGTTGCTCACCTGTATCAATGTCTGTAGCTATAAACGATTTACCTGCAGGGGCAGGATCAATAAACATTTTCTTTACCCAGTGATGTCCTCTGCCGCCGGGGTTAGTAGTAGCCCTCATAGACAACGGAAGCGCAGGGTCTGCAGTACGTAACCGTGAGCGCATGTAGTTCCATGCGTAAGGTGTAGCCCACTGTGTAAGTTCGTCAAAGCCAATCCAACTAAATGCGAGACCTTGATAACGAGTAACGTCTTGGTCTTTATCTAGGTAGCTCAACCACAGTGTAGCTCCCGATGGTGCAGTCCATGTCATCTTGCGTTCTGACCACTTGATACCGGGCCAAATCTTTGGGTACATTTCTTGTGACTTAGTTATAAGCTCACGAAGTTCTTCCGTAGTATGTCGGAGGAGAACACCAGCGAAGGCTGGAACGCCCATGTAACGTAACGGGTCGGCCAACATAGCGTAACTTTTACCGCCCCCTGCAGAGCCTCCATACAGCACCTCACGTTCACTTGATGCAAGGAAGTCAGTCTGTGGACCTACGTTAGGTTTAAAAATTACATTATGGTCTTCTTCAACCTTAGTGGTAAAGTCATCTAATAGTACTGTAGGACTAGGCTGCTTCGCCTTCGCTGTCGTTTTCTTTTGCCCCGATGCGGTTGTTTTCGATTTCTTCCGCTTTGGCGATTGCCTTTTTCGCATAGTCTGCC